GTGTACCGGACCACCAGATTTTTTTCGGCGGTCGTGATGTTTTTTGATTTTGAGTAACGAATCATGATTTTCTCCCGTAGGGGTTTATACAATTGAAAGCGCCGTCGCTTTGGAAGCGACTGCGTCTTGATATTCACGATGTCAAAGAGCGGTAGTGCGAATCGTATCCCATATTATACCCTCTTTATGGGAGTTTGTCAACCCCCTTCAAAATTGGGAGGAAACCTAGGGTTTTCGACTCGAAACGATTTCTTAACAAAGGTTAATAAAGGTTTCGACTCGAAACGACTTTTTAATATACCTAGTACTCGATTCTACCATACGGCCTTTTGGGTTTTCGAACCGGCTGTAACCCGCAGAACACCTAGCGTTCCTTTCAAAACGACTCAAAAAACCCCAGGGTTTCTGCCGATTCGCGGTTTTTATTTTTCGGAAAATCTGAATCCCAGAAAAGCCCGGTTTTCGCGGAAAAAGATCAAGCAAGATCAAGCACTTAGCCGCCTAAAGAAAAAGCTTTTTGCGTTTTCTAAGAAAGTCCGATAGTCTCCCAGATCATCTTGTTAGAAGAAGAGGACAGCAAAGATGGCCGATACAGAAAAATGGAAAAGCGTTCTTGTTCCTATCGACGTTTATCACGAGATAAAGAATTTATCGAAAAATGAGGGCAGGACAATAACAGGACAATTGCGGTTGATGTTCGAGCAATGGAAACAAATGAAACCCAAAACAAAAAAGCGCTTGTAATGTCCCAGACAATCCCTTAGACTGCGCGGACGCTCCGTAGGCGTTTAAATTTGTAATTTACAAATTGCAAATCACCCCAGGCCCCCCACCGTGGCCTGGGGTTTTTTGTGTTGACTTTTATGGGAGTATATCAGATGATGGGAACCTACTTTTTTTGAAGAAAGGGATTCAAAATGAAAGAGGCAATTGCTATTTACCAAATGAAAAAGGCAATAGAAGAAAATATTATTTTTGACGAATATCTGGACTTGCTTGACCTTACCTCTGATGGCGGGGGAAGCCTCGAACGAGCTTTAGGGCGGAGCACTTCTTGGAAACTGATCGCTAAGTCGGCTTCAGAAAAAATAGGGCGAGAAGTGACCCCAGGGCACTGCGAACTCGTTGTTGTTTGTTATGGAGAATACTAATGAAAGATTTCTGGCTGGGCTTCGTCATCGGTGGCCCTATATTTGTCGTCTCGATGTTTGCTCTCGCCCTCCTCCTCACCCTAATTTGAAAGTTATATTATGATGACCAAGCTACAGAAGCTGTTCGGTGGACAGGCCGCCCTGGCTAAATGTCTTGACACTGAGGCCAGTCTCGTCAGCCAATGGAAGCAACGGAAACGCATCCCTCAGTCCTGGTGGAAGCCAATCGTTCTAGCAGCCGAAAAAAAAGGGCTTCGAGATGAGGAAGGCAACAAGATCACGATAGAAAGAGTCAAAGAAGCTGATCTAGAGATGCGCGACGGGTGATTCCCTTCCCCGTAAGCGCGGGGTCGGATGGGGGCGGTTGCTGCATCGCCCCTGTCCGGCCTTCCCGTTAGAAAAGGAACAGAAATGAAATACGCAACAATCCTGGCAGACCCACCGTGGCCCTTCAAAACCTACGTCGGTGACAAGGTCCCCGCTAGATCTAAAAAACAACCATACGAAACAATGGCCTTCAAAGACATAGCCAACCTGCCCATCCAAGACATAGCGGCTGACGACTGTGCGCTCTTCTGTTGGGTTACATGGCCCACCATCCACGATGCGCTGCACACGGTCCAAAAATGGGGCTTCACATATAAAACCGCAGGATTCGTCTGGGTGAAAACAACCAAGATAGACCCTCACAAACCGTCAATGGGTCTGGGCTACTGGACACGATCCAATAGCGAACCGTGCCTCCTCTTTACCCGAGGAAATCCAAAGCGCAGAGAAACCGGGAAATCCGTGTTGCAACCCATTATCGAACCGCGCCGCGTGCATAGTCAAAAGCCAGCAGAGGCTAGAAGACGCATCATGCAGCTTGTAGAGGGCCCTTACGTCGAACTCTTCGCTAGAGAATCATCGCCAGGATGGGATCAAGCCTTCTCAAACCAAGGAACTCTGCTGGATTGTGCAGTGTAAATGAACCACGGAACACGGGCCAGGGTACAAAGTTACGCCAAAACACAGTATATAGAGCCAAAATTAAAAAATAAAAAAAATAAAAAATAAGGCCGTAACCGGTGTAACCGGCGTAACCGAGGACTTTTCCTTATATATATCAATAATTTATTTGGTTACATAAACTTTTTTGAATATGTAACCTTTTTTGACTTATGTAACTTTGACAGGAGCAAAACTGCGTTAATGCGCCAAAAATCGAAAATTCTTTAAATCTAATTTGTATTCTATATAACGTGGGCGTTAGGATGACTTGTTATTCTTTTTAACTAGGATACCAGATATGCCCCGTCTCTCGAAAAGCGTCCCTGTCCCTGTCGTGAAGAAAAAGAGGGGCCAAGGCCGCCCAAAGGCCACCGCTCAACAGCCCCTCACCCGAAAACAAGAGTTGTTTGTCAAAGAGATGGTAAGCAATGACGGCATGATAACCCTGCGGGAGGCCGCTATTAATGCCGGATATCAAGCTAGCTCCGCCCATACCCGCGCATATGAGTTAACAAATCCACATATATGTCCTCATGTTGTAGCTGCCATTAAGAGCTATCAGGCAGAACTGGACGCCAAGTATGGTGTTACTTTTGAGCGACACTTGCGGGACCTAAAAGACATACGAGATGCGGCCCTCCAGAATGGGGCTTATTCTGCGGCGGTACAGGCTGAGTTCCGAAGAGGTCAGGCTCATGGGGATATTTATGTAAACAAGTCTGAGGTCAGGCATGGATCTATTGATAGCATGAGTAAGGAAGAGGTGATGAGGGCTTTGTCTGAAATTAAAGAAACCTATGCCCCCGTCACGATAGATATAACACCGGAGACAGTGGATGGCGGTGAGAAAGAGGGAAGCAGCGTTCTATCAGCAGATGAGGACGGCCTTGAAGACCTCGAAGCGGAAGCTTCTATTCACTAGGATAGAGTCAACAGCGGTTGCGGGAGTACCCGATCTACTGATTGCCGATGAGCAAGGCCGGTTCCACATGGTGGAACTTAAATTTATTACAGGTAACGTGGTCAACCTCAGTCCGCATCAAGTATCCTGGTTGACCCGCCAAAAACACACCTCTAGCTGGGTTTTGATTAAGAAACAGAAATCTGAAACAGCTAAATCTGAGATGTTTCTTTATAAAGCGTCCGACGCTATCGACCTCAAAACTGCTGGCGTGGTCACTGTTCCTCAAGTCCACCAGACCCAACCTTTCGTCTGGTCCGAAATCTTCGAGCGGATCAGCCCTGTTGACGATGTCCCATAATTATGGGAAGATACCCGCCTCAACTTTAATATTAGGAGGGAAGGTACAATGGCATGTTTTTTATGATCGAGTTCATAGCTCGCCTCATCTATGGAAAAGAGGCGGTAGACCGCATGAATCAACAACCAATCAAACCGCGACGTGCTCGAAAACGTCGCTTAAGGAGGAAATAGAAATGGGCTTTCATAGTTGGCACACGCAGGATACAGATGAATCCATACCTAATGCTTTTCAGCAGCTTGAGGAAGTCTTTACTGTTTACATGAGCGACGGCCAAGGCAATGTGTGGAAAGAACCCAATTATGAGGGTTACGGCAAGTTCGGCGGCAAAGACTACTATGAGCTTCTAGCTGAGATGAACGGAGAAGGCCCTGACAGGGATGCCGGAATAATACTGGAGTTTAAAAAGGATTTACCGGATCTCCTCTGGCCTAATCTAACGCGGAAACCTTTGGCTCCAGAAAAAGCAGCAAGAATGACAAAACTCAGACCCACAACATGCCTGTTGCAGGGTTATTTTTATGAATGAGGAGGGAAAGTTGATATGTATCACACAATTTTAATTGAACCTTCTGACGCTGGAGTTGTTCAGTTTCAGATGCACTATTTAGACGAGTATGGAAGCACAGCCTATGTCGTCAACTACCCTTCAGGAGTAAAAGGCTTTCAGAAAGAAAAGGTCTTTGATGACTATGAAGCCTCACGAAAATTTATCCTGGATTATGTTGGGAGTAGGCGATTGGAATTAGCTGATGAAGCTTACTATGAACTTATAAAAAAAAGGTTAGGACTATGATGAATTGCCAGAACATAGAAAAAAATGGAGGGAAAGATGGAAACGCAAAAAGTAACAGATGATGAGCTAGCCATATGGAAAACAACTCGGCTAGATTATTCAGACTTGCAAAATGATGAGCAGGTTGTGGAAGCTCTTGAGGACATAAAGAAGACCTACGAACGCTTTTTTGACTTATGTAATGATGCTGCAAGCGAGCAGTTTCTCTTAATTCAGGATCTTGCTCACAAAAAAGTAGGCCTCAATCCGGTTGATCCCGAGGCCTGGTCAAAAGAATTCTTGCAGGAATCCAGAGACATTTTAGAAAACCTCTTTTCAGACACTGTCGATTGTTGGCTTTCCGATGCAAGGAGCAATGTTTTGGAGATTAAATCTAAAGTCCTAGAACCAGAAGACTATTACCCGCCCGCCCGAATTTAGGCCTTACTTGACTAAACTCTCCTATGGGATTATATAAGACTAGTCTCATAGGAGGGAAAACCATGACTCACGATTTAGAAATGCGGGTTACCGCTATCAGCAAAAATAAAAAGACCGGGCCCATGGCTGTAGTCACTACCTTAGATTCAACATGCCCCGACACTTGCCCATTAAAAGACGCGGGATGTTATGCCAGATCAGGCCCGATGCGATTAGTCTGGGATCAATTGAATTTTGGTAAAATAGGATTTACTTGGAAAGAGGGTATTGCCTCTATTTTAGCCTTACCGCGATTCCAGGTTATTCGACTCTTACAAGCGGGGGACCTACCCGGCAAACGCAACCGTATCAATCTGAGGAAGCTTAGAGAACTAGCTAAGGCCTCAGTAGCGCGTGGAAAACGGGCGTTTTGTTATACGCATAAGCCAATGACTCCGGCTAATATTGCAGCTATCAGAGAAGCAAATAAGGTTGACCGATTCACCGTCAATCTTAGCGCTGATTCCTTAGAACAGGCAGATGCGTACAAAGCCCTGGACATAGCCCCGGTTGTAGTCACGTTACCGAGCACGCAGACAAGAGCGGTTAAGACTCCCGCCGGTAATACTGTTGCCATATGTCCTGCTACACTCTCTGATATACGTTGCACGGATTGCATGTTATGCGCCAGAGACCGGGCTGCTATTATTGGTTTCCCAGCGCATGGGAACAAGAAAAAGGCCCTAGATAGGGCTTTACTAGCCGCGTAGTGAATCCCAGTTAAACATGCGGGCCCTTGGCCCGTGAGCCCCGGCTCAAACCTATCAAGAACCGGTTCGGTTCCGGGGTTTGGGCTTTTCCTGGTCAGGGCTAGCGCCCTCACTAAGTTAATTTTTTGCAGAATTAACTTGACATTGTATGGGACAATATAGGAGGATAGCCGGGTTGGTGCTTCATGCACCTTATCCTACGGAGGACTAAACTATGACTTATCAAACATCAGCCGGAGCCCATGGAATCAGTAAAGAGGGTTCACAACTAGCTAGTAATTACGCCAGCCGTCCAGCCGATGAGAGATTCG